TCATGGTAATTCACGTTCTCATAGTCGAGCATAAACGAACCACCGGGCTCGAATAACAGTGCGACCACATTCGATGGTGAGAGTTCACCGATGTTTTGATCTGGACGTGCGTTATTTGGGACATTGGCAGTCACGGATTTAATAGGCAGCGCTTGAGCAGCCGCCAACCCGGAAACATCTGACGCCATCTTGATCGAGACATCATGAGACCGGAAGTAATAGTCAGGAATGGTGAAGACTGGTGAAAAAGTATCTTCCTCGCTTTCGATCTCTCGCGCGGCTATGACCTGAGCGGTTGCCATCACGAGATCATCCGGAGAAATAGAAATTTCGAGGCCCGAAATGACCGAGAGGGGGTACTGGTAGTCCTGTGCGCCTGGTTGACTCAAGCACATCGTCATGGAGGGGTGCTCGGGATTATTCGCCAGAATTCCGAAGGTGTGCTGATAGACTACCGACTCACCAGGTTTCACAGCGCTGGAGCAATTGCCGAAAAGAGATTTCAGGAGGTAGCCGATACTGGAATGACGGACATTGAATTCGATCGGTCCTTCAGCTCGACGTGATCTAAGTTCTGAAGCATGGGTCGCGACCTTAGAGGCCCGTGTTTCCCGAAGCTCAGTTTTTTCCACAACCGGATTGATTGATGCAGGACTGCGAGCAGGTAACCAGATCTGTGGAGGAACCTCAGTTCCCCTCGGAGATTCTAATCCGAACCCGATGATGCAATCTTCGCCGCGTAATTTCATAATTGTTTAAACAATGTATTTATTGATTATATTTTACCGCTTCGATTTTCATATCCGCAATGCGAAAAACACCCCCCATTCCGTTGTCCTGGTACCCCCAAACGGACGGAACTGGTTTTACCCAGTCTACAACCGATCCAAGCACTGTTCTATCTCGAAACAAGTCCAACAGCTCGTCTAGTGCTTCTTCGAGTCTCAGGTCAGCTGTCTCCTGTCCTTCTGTAAATGGGTAGATGATACGCACCGTGAAAACATAGGTTTCCTTGTTGCTCGTCGGACCGGTGTGGTTGTAGTCTGCCTGGTTTTCACTGGGGATCACCAGAGCTACCGGATACCCGTCGATCTCCGATCGACTGGTCCTGAATACCTGCTCGATATAGGTGGAGTTCTCCTGAATGGCGCTCATGATAGCCGATCTGATGGGTTTAAACATGTTTAGTCTGATAAAAAATCTACAATATTTTGCAAGGCCTCTCGCATGATCTGAACCGCCTTTTCTTCTTCGCTTTCAGCTGTTCGTTTGAGCCAAGGATTGAATTTTGTACCTCTCTTAGCAATAGCAGCCCTGACCGCCCACGGGTTGGCGCCTCTCTTCTTTGCCCATCGGTAGAGTGACCCTCCCTGCTGAGCTTCTCGCTTGGGAATCCAGTGAGGTCGAGTCCTTCCTTCTGAACCTGGACCGTGAACGTGGAATCCGTATTTTCTCGTGGGGAAAATCGAAGCGGACAATTTCACTTCGTTCAGTTCTCTCCGGATGGATTGTCGAAGCGCTCCGGTAGCCGCCGGTGCATTTCGGATCGACTGCTGCATGACGTGAGTCGAAGCGTCCCGAAGTCCTTCCATAATGTATTTTTTGGAGTCCATACGATCCAGCTTCTGGAGAAAGTCGCCTTTGATGGTCAAGGATATGTTCATGATGTAGTAGCTGGGAAGGGTAGGATCATGATGATCTCAAGTTGTCTTCGTGGACCGCTGTCCTGAATATTGACTCCTTTCACCTCATACTTTTTACCGTCCTGTGCCACAAGACGGTCACCGATTCTGATATCCAACGTCACGTCATCGGTAAAGTACTGGAATGTCCGGCCGTAATGACCTTCTACAAATGCGGTTACTTCTGCTGTCGCCTGGACTTTAAAACCAACCACATCGACTCCGGTATCGAGCATGGATCTCTTGCCTCCTGATGGACTCTCATCGTCTGGTACCATCAAGCGGTACACCGACATGCGGTCGTGATTCATCATCTGAATTTCTTATATTTCTGTAGAGTATCAATGATGTCCTGGTCCAAGTCTCTCTGGTACTGAACGCTAAATGATCCGGGTGACACCGATACCGTCCCTTCGGCCGTCCGTCTTTCGTATACCCTTGCAGCGATTCTCAGTACTGCCAATTCGAGGTCTTCTGGAAGATTTGGAGGCTCTCCACTCTCTTCATCATCGACTCGTGGTACATACCCTGCGCTGTACACCACTCGGACGTTTTTGAGGCCTTTTCTGAACCCGTCACGGCGTACGATGACACCACCGTCATCGATGACCAGGTCACCTGCTGATGTCTCGGCTTCAATATCCACTTCCTCGCTATTAACCACGAGTGAAGAGATTTCAGTGACTGGGTACTGCTTCAAGACCAATTGCACTTGATCATCTCCCGAATGCACTTCAGTGAATTCCTGAAGTTCAAAGACTCTTCCCGTCTGGGACTCGACGTACTTTGAAGCTCCTGCGATCAGAAACGACAAAAGCGTGTCCTTCGAAGTGTCGGACTCCGGAATACCGAGGTGTCCTTTGAGATATGCAACAGTTGAGAGCATGGGCTATGCTTTAATCATTTCAATCAAAACATTTTTGTTTTGAGCTGCTTTCACCTCCTTTAAAAGAAATCCCTTCTTCATGGCCATTTCTTCGAGTTGAAGCCTCAGCATCTTTGATAAGTCTTGCTCTGGAACAACGGCCTTATTATTCGGTGCCGATATCATGCTCCTGAGTCGTGCAGCATCACCCTGAACCCCTCGTCTGGTATCAGGCTTAGGGCTGTTCACGTCTCGCGCGTATCCACGGTCTATCAGGTGTTTTGCTACCTTCTCAGGGAAGGCAGCGCACTCACCGGCTTTGTAGACTGTCCAATGGTGAATGAACTTCACGATCGTTCGCATCATGTGAAATGTAGGTGATGGTCATAAAAACTGTACTGCCCCTCAATATGAGGGGCAGCGGCAGTTCCTACGATTAGGATTCGGCACCATCCGCTACTTCCGAAAGCTTCGCGAATGCTTCCAGGTGCGTCAGCTTACCATCCACTGCTTGGTAAGTGAGGACTTTGGTCTTGAGACGTTCGATGACGTCTTGCGTCGCCATTTCCATGTTCGTACCGTCCTTGATCCAGTAGAACGATGGATCTCCCAGATAGATTTCTGTCTTGTCCTCACCGCTTCCAAGATTTTCTGGAATATCAGCGCTTTCGATGATTGGTCGTCGGAACAACTCATCAAGAGGCTGACCAGCCTGGAAGATAGGCCGATTTTGACTATCCTTCAATCCGGTGATCAATTTTGCACCCATAGCCGAGGTGACAAAAACGGCATTGGCTCGGTACTGAGAAGGAAGAGTAAACCAGAGGTTCAACAGATCCTGATACGCGAGTGCTGCTGCTTCCTGGTCAACACCAGCAAGGGTTTCCAATCGGATACCCTTCGGACGACCGTTACCACTACCACCGATGAAGGCTGCTTCTTCTGAATTCGCAAGCTTTCGAGCAGACAAACTCGCAATGTAATTCACAATGTTGAAGGCCGATGTGTTCATCAGCTTCCAACCAACGGTGACCAATGCCGCAAGGTAGTGATCATCGAGGTTTCGAGTTCCGATCGTTGGGATGGATTCCGTCACGAGATTCGCATCACCTGCGTCGAGTTCACCCACCCAGTAGCTGGTGACATCGGATCCTTCGATCGGAAGATCGAACTTGCCAGGAGACGAGAACCGAAAAGCACGACTTCCAAACACGTTCAATTTGGATTTTTTCATCAAGATCTCGTCAGCAAGTTCCGTAGGAACCGTGTAACCGAAGGAGCCAGATCCAGTGTGGACGATTTCTTTCACTCCATACTGTTTGTGAAACTCCTGAGGAATGACAATAGACTTGATGAAAGATGCAGCCTTCTCGACTTTCTCCTGTTTCTCCTGCGCCTCTGTCTTCATCTCTTGAGGAAGGTGGCGCATCTTGATCTGGTTCTTTTCATCGAATTCAAAGCCCATTTCTTTCATGAGCTTCACTGATTCCTCGGAAATGACATCATTTAAATCGACCTTTTCGCCATTTTCTAGCTCAAGAAGAATTTTCTTTTCTTCCTGACCTGGTTCTTGTTTCTTTTTCATAATGAAAAATGAATAAATAAAATTATAGGCGTTTAGCCTTAAAAAGAAGAGTCCCTATCGCAGAGTCCGCCTGCTTTGCGTGCCGGATGATGGATTTGACGACCCGTCGATCGTCAGCTCCTAAAGCACGTTCTTCAGGATCAATAACAGATAACTTGTCATCGTCATCCGCAGCATCAAGGAGGTCTTCCAGTGCTGATACAACAGACTTCATGCCTGATATGGCATCTTCGATTGATTTACGGTTTTTTTGGGAAATGACCTTTTTTATTCGATGGTCATGATTCTCGGCAACTTTTCCTTCAGGCATATCTTTACAAACTTCACATTTTTCCTTTGGCCCAGTGACGGTCTTCTCGGCGTCATCAGAAGTCACTCCCGGATCCTGATCACCCTGCTGATCATCTACATTTTCCTGATCTTGATCATCTTGTTCTTCTTCGACGATCTCTTCTCCATCAGACTTAATGCTAAGCAGCTGAGTCTTCGGATTTGCTCCAACCAAAACAGGAGACCATTCGAAGATAGTGAGCTTCCTGAGATGGTAGTACTTGTCCTCTTGGTCAAAATGACCTTCATCGACACGGTACCCAAAAGAGAAGTCAGTAATGACCCCTTCTTTCAGAAGGATGAACATCTCCTTGGAAGCCTGCAGCTCCATGATGAACTGACCCTTGATATAGAGTCCTATCTCGTCCTCACGGATTTCGAGAGTTTTCGCGATGGGCTGGTCCCACTTGTGATAGGCGATTCCCTTCGGATACCTTGGAAAGTTCTTTTCGATACATTCGGTGAAAGCGCCCTTATCGACGACCTCACCGTATGAATCGACATTGCCAAAAATTGAAACATAAGCCTCGATGATTCCTTTCTCTTCATCAATCGACTTAATCTTTCCGATCGCAGCATCCCGAAAGTACATTTTGACTTTCTGGCCGTCTATCGTTCTTACGAGGGCTTTTCTTTTCATCGTCATTTCAAGTTTCATTGTTGATTAAATCTTAAAACTTTCAGATCAAAACTCAAGTGAGATCATCCAAGGTTGGACTTGCGCTACATTGACAATTGATGGTTTGTGCTGCTGATCCACTTGGATCGCCTGGGTGCATCAGACGTTCACCACCCACATCAAACGGCTCATCTACATTGACAACCTGTCCATCCGCTTCCATATGATCATCTCGTGAGTTGTTGAAAACCGAGATCCACATCTTTCGCTGTACTTTTTGCTGCTCCATTTCGGTCAATCGTCCGTAGTTCTGTGCTGAAGCGACTTCAGTTCTGGCGATAGTCTCGGCCCTGAATCCGGTGGCTTGAGAGAAGATGGATGTGACCCTGTCCCTAATCTCTCCCATGCCTTCACCAGCCTCTACACCTTCGATCAGTGAATCTCTCAGAGCATCAAACGTGGTTTGATTAACACCCCTGATCTTGTTCTCTCGCTCAGCTATGAACTGGAGCACGAATGGACTATTGAGAATGTCCGTTCCATCGATCCCGAGTAGTCGTGCAATGTCAGCCGAACCTTCTTCGATGTTCTCTCGGTACATCTCCCCTGATATCTGCAAGAGCACTTGATCAGCTGCGGCCTTTGCAAAAAGCACCTTCTTGATCCAAGGCTCTCGGTTCTGCTTCATACTCTTCGGCAATCCTTCTTCTTCCAGATTCTTCATCACCTCTTTTTTGAGATCTTTAAAAAACCCCTGAAGCTGCTTTCGGAATGTCAGCTGTTTTCTCGGGAGACGCTTGAGAAATTCGATGCGCTCATTCTTTAATCTCGGATCAAGGTTTTCTCCTTCCTCCGACTTCAGGATTTTTTTTTTAGAAACCTTGAGTACCACAGTCTTTTTCCTTGAATCCGCTGCCATCTTAGCGAGCCTTTCACCTAGTCTAATATTGAGCGATTGCATAAACTTCCTTCGTGTGAAGGTTCTGCTCATGATGTACTGCTTAATATCTCGCATCTTTGCTTCTTCATAGCCACCTTTTCGCTTCAGCTCAATACGCTCGAATGATTTTTCGCCTTCTACTTGTGGATACACTCCGAGAGGCTTAAAGATCGCGTCTCCACCTTCAAGCGGTGGATATCCGAACATCTCACGGGTTTCGTTAACCGTAAGCCACTTACCTTCTCCCTGAGTTGCCAAAGAAAGTTTATACGTCTTATCCTCAGGGATTGGGGAGTCGTACCCGATATAAAGATTCTCAGAGAACTGAGCCACAAAAAACTCGTTCAGACAGTCTTGCACGAGTTTCATCTGCGGATCGACCGTATACTTCGCAAAAATACGCTCTGCACCTTCCACGTTGGCTAGGTTTGAATTCTCTGATGTGATCAGGGGTTCAGGGACCCCGAGGATCGTCACGATAGCTCCACGATTAAAGCGCCTGGTCTCATCCAATGCCATGTCTTTCGGTCCTTTGCCGATCTGCACCGGCTCCAACCCGTTTTCAAGAACGGCTGCTTTACCGGCGTTCATCGGACCAGTCTGACGTGAAGCCCACGATGTTTGCAGCCGGGTGTACTGTTCATCTGACAGATTCTTGTCTGTCTTTAGGACGATGCTAGTTTCTCCAGCGTTCTGGAGCAGGCTCCTATTCCACACTGCCGCGTCGGTATCGGTATCGATTTCGAGAGCGGTGGCACCGATCGGAGAAAAACCCGTCAGGATGTTCTCAGGGTTCGGCTCATTGATGGTGATCACGTCCTCTACGTTCGGCTCAAATGATAGTCCTCCCACAGTGTAGGTGTATCCGGTTATGGTCCCTTGATTGGTTGTTCGAGCTTTCAGGCAGTCGGGTCTCATCGGCCACATGGAGATGATATTCCTCCCTTGTCGTTCAAGATAAATAGGAGCCGATCCCCATATCCCCAAAAACAGTTCGAGCGTAAAAAAGAACTGGTACTGGGACTGAACCGGATTGGCTTTATTGAGAATGGAGAGGATTTCATGATCGAATACCTCTTCTACATCTCCTTTATTGTTCATCTCATACAAATGCAGCTTCATAGCGCCCACAGCCTTCGCTCTCATCGAGAGGGCAGCGTACGCCCAGCCTACATAACCATGGATAGGGTTCTGCTCCACATATCTCCTATTCGACACCCGACCGGCAATCCGAAGGTTCCCGAATCGGCCTAATCCACCGAACATGAATGCCTTTAAACCGATTTTAAATCTTTCAAGGATCTTCATTTTTCGTATTTAGATCGTTGGGGAAACTTGGAATCTATCCACCTCTGAAAGGTTTCAGAGAGGGCAGTCGTAGTGTCAATGGACAACATAGTCATATTATCCCAACTCACGGATGATTTACCACGATAAATTTTCACATCTTTCTTTTGCTTTGAAGAAAGACCGAGAACATTGCCGTATACGCTACGGAAAAGGTAGGGAGTTCGTCGCCATTCGATCGTATTGGTTATATCGAGGAATTTCTCACGGTTAACAACCATCGGAACGTGCAGCTCAAAGTTTTTCCTGGTATCGATTCCAGCCTCCTGTAGCAAGTAGTCCGTGGTCCGTAGCGCGGCGAAGTAGTACCCGCCCTGTGTTTCGTGCTCACGTATCAAGTCCTTCAGTTCTCTGTCAGTAAAGCTTCCTATGGCATCGATGGGCTTCATGATGAAAAAATCGTCATTCATCAGGACAAAGTCTTCACTGATCCCGAATGTTTGGCACACGATCCTGATTTTCTGGGTAGCGTTCTGAAGCTTGTTCGGATACTCATCGACGCACGGAAGATGTAGGACCTTCTCAGACAACCAATCAGGACGCTCACCGGCAACGATGATCCTTCGGTGTGGTACGTTCTGCTCCAAAGACCTCATCGAATATCGCAGCTCGTTGTCCTGCCATCTTGACCCTTTTCCGAGGAGATACACAAAATCAAGGTTTTCGAGGTTCATAAAGGTTTTTAGTGGTCCCAAACTTGTGGTCTGCGTAGGGCTTAAAGTCGCCCTGGTACGATCGGCCGGTGTAGTGGTTCGGGATGAAATAATGTGACGGCCAGAGTTTCAAGGTTTGTGGTTTGTCCCTCTCTACCAGATCACCAATGAACTTATTGCCGGTCGTCTTCCAGGGGATTCCCCATACCGTGTTATCGTGCAGCGTATCGATGATTGTCTTGAGAAATGACGCGCCTGGTACCGAAGCATGGATCGGGGCAATAAGACCAGGTCGAACATCCTCATTTTCGTATGGGCTATAGCATTCGAAATGATCATCCTTGAAAAGCTCATCAATGGACCGGAAACACTGACTGTCAGCACCTGGATTGAACCCACCATACATGTACAGAATCTCATATCTCAGAAGATCAGCTACACCGGGCCATTGCCCACGTTGCATGTATCTCCTGATATGCTGCCAGTTCTTCCATCGTTCCTTACCACGGAAAATCATCGCTTCGTCCCAAAACATGAAATCCCAGTCCGGATGATGCTTCATCCAACTATCAATCCAGTGGAACGGCGCCGGTTTCGGGCCAAGCCAGACGTGATGGATGATTTTGGGGATTTTCATAGAAGTATATCATGAATAGACGGCCTATCAGCAGGAAAAGCTCGCTTCTCGTAATGACCAATCGCCAAAGCACCGCAAAAAATGTATCGGCCTCCAAACTTCGATGCGAAGATGTCTTTGTGGGTGATATTCGGGTTTATATAGCAAGCGCCAAGCCCGAAGTGTTCGGCCATCATCCACATTGCCATTGCCTTGAAGCCAGCATCGCAATAGTGCATGAACTCCTTTTCGTTGGGTGATTTATACGCGTCCGGATCTGCGAGCAGCAAAATGATCTTATCTGCTCGGTGCACCCATCCGATACCACCAACCAATAGTCCGGATAAAAGCTCCTTGTCGGATCTGGAATCGATGACCTTCAGGGATATCCCATGCCGATTGCATGAGCTGGGTGATACAGTTGCAGCCCATAGTATTGCATCGAGTTCGTTATACGTGATTGGCTTGCTGATAAATACCCTCTGGCTTCGCCTACGATTCAGGGCCAATGGTATGTCTACATAGGATGTCTGGATCTGGTAGCCCTCAGAAAACATCAGTTGCTTCTTCTTTTTCTCCTGATGTTTCAGATATCGATCCTGGTATTTGTCTAGGTTAGAAGCCATTGTTTCCGCTTTAAATATTTTCGTGGGTGTTCCTCCTTCGGTGTTCGCCAATCCGGACCGTATAGGCGCTCGATGATGATCTCGGCGTTCTGAGGAATGGGGATATACTCATTGCGAAGGCGGCCGATTCGAGTCGGGAAGAATTGCTCGGCTGGCCCGAAGTTTCCCCACTGGCAGGTCCAGTAATTGCCGCCCTCATCGATCCAGCTCGTGAACATATCGATCACAAGAGGAGACCCTGGCAACTCAACAAACGCCTGACCATATGCCCAGGATTTCCGGAGCATTCCCAAATTATGCAATTCCCGGTGAAGATTCTTCATCTCATCCAGGACTTCAGGCTTTGTTCGAAACTTGGATAAGTAACAGGCGTCCACATCATGGTCATCCGGGATGAAGTCATTCGAACGAACTATACCCAGGAGGGTTCCAAAATTAGCGTATAGCTCAAGATCAAATTTTTCCGAGAAGTAGTCGATCAACTTCCCGAACTCTGCTGACAACTCATCCAATTGATCCACAGAGGCATTTTTGAAGTGATGGTATTTCATTTTTGATCTGATAATGATTCGCGGAGCAGTGAAGAAGAGATCCCTTTTGTCCTGGGGAGGTAGAGCACAGGCACACCGAGACCTTCACCGGAGAAGGTTGATTTGTTCCAGTCATTACCCACAAGGATCACGTCCGGATTGTAGAACTTGATGGCCTCTTTTTTTCCAAACTCCAAACTCTGTGGTATCACCAGGTCAACCATCCGCATCGACTCAATGATCTTTGCCCGAGTCTCGAATGATACTGCCGGATCGTGGCCCTTGATCACTCGTACATACTCATCGTCAGAGACGGCAACAATCAGACGTTCGCACAACGCCTTAGCACGAGCCAAGAGCACGAAGTGACCATAGTGGAAAATCTCGAAAGCGCCGAAGGTGATACCAGTCTTTGATTTCATGGACGATCGATGAAATAGTATGCTCTACGTCCTTTACCGGGATCACCCACGAGGCTTTTGTGTCCCACTCGATGATCTACCAGTGAAGGCATCGGGAAATAGACCTGCATTTTTCGGGACGTGATGAATCGGCCGATGCGTACATCGTCCTGTTTGTTGTTCATCTCATTGCACTGCTCGATCATGTCGGGAATATAGGAGGTCGGGAGACAGATGGCTACTCCCCAGCTCGGGGTGATCTTGACGGCATAACCTACTTTTAGAGCGCTTGCCGCTTGCTGTCGCAGTGTCTTCTTATTGCCGAAGTAAAACCCGAAGGCTCGATTTTCAGCATCATGCTGGCGGATGAACGCTTCAGCTTTCTCTTGGAATCCTCGGCACACAATCGCATCGTCCTGAATGACCACATGGTACTTGGCATCAGGATCGTGCATTTCCCATGCTCGCCGGCAGGTGTCCCAGATACCCAGGCCTCGATCAATCGCAAAAGGAACGTCACCTAGACGATCTTTTAAATGTGAAAACCACTTCTCACGCGATGGGTGCGCCATCACTGACACACTGAGGAGCTTCATGATAATTTCAAAGTTGATTAAACAATGAAATATTATTCATCAGAGGACACGGATGGAAGGAACTCTGATTGCGTCGATCTCAAATAGCATTCTCATCATCATCATGTCGGCAAGATCTGGTGATCGACCCAAAATTTCTTTTACGTCTTCCTTTGAAATGATCTCGATCTTCTTGTCAGAATCCACATTGATCTGCCGGACCACATCAAGCTCCTCTATGATGTCCTGCTTCTCTTGAGATCCAACCTCATCAATCCCTATCATGCCTGCATTGGCCAGCTCAGCCAGCTTGAAATAGCATTGGGTTTTCAGGTTCGCGTATGGAACCGCCTTCAGCTGGTCATCCTCTGCTTCATCAGGCTGTATAGCAGAACCTCCATTCCTAAACCCTCTTGCGTTGGGGATCATGTCGAAGCACCCGATTCCCATTCCGTCCGCATCAATGACAATATTCGAATGTGGGACCTGCAATGTTTTCGAGAACTCAAGAATTTTTGAGGCTGTTTCGGGAATTGGTAGACCTTTGTAAACCCATAGCTTCTTAAGCTGCAATCCTTCCCAATATCCGATAGGAATACGATCAATTACCCTGGCAACGTCGATCGTGAGGTATTTATCCTTGGATGGCTTGGCTTGATTAGTGAAAAGGTCGAGAATCTTGTCATAAATGAAGATCTTCGAAGGATCGTCATCATACTCAAAATTACCCTTCAGCAACCTCTCGATCTTTACTTTGTTATTAGTCCTGAGGACATTTTTTCGATACTTCTCCTGATCAATATACGGATTATCCTTATAAAGTGCAGTGATGAAGTGCTTGCCATCAACCTCCTTTTTCTCCTTGATGATAGGTTTCCAAAAGTCAGAGTAAATCCAGTTTTTTCCAGGATTGCAGGTATAGAGAGTCTTTGGATTAGCAATCCATCCGTTGCCTTCCATAACGGAAATACGGAACTGAAGCGCATCCTTCGCGTCCTTAGATATCTCCTGAGCCTCATCCACCCAAGCACGAGTCAGATCGTATGATCCGATACGATCGAACTCCGGATCGCTCGGTAGTCGTTTAAGCTCACTGAAGAACACGACTGATCCATTAGCGAACGTCAATACCATATCCTGAGCGTTGAAATGGTAGTGAACATCTCTCTTCCATCCCAACATCGATAGGACCTTGAAAAATGTCCTCATCGTAGTTCGTTTCAGGTTCTTCAGTTCCTCACGGGCAATCAATGACGCAGATCCTGGCATTCTCGCAGAATCGGTGGCAATCCAAAAAGAACCCAGAATTGTTTTTCCTCCACGGCTACCACCACCATAAACCAGTTCCGAAATTTCCGGATGATCAATCAGGTATCCATAGGCTTCGGCTTGTTGTCTTGACAATTCGAATGATGACATCCTCGTACGGTAACATTAATTGGCTCAAATAAAGGGTTTTCCTTGTCTCCTGATACTTTCACATTCGTCGGAAACATCTGAAGATGCTGACCAATTCTACTCAGTGCAGCCACAGCATTTTTCCCGTCGAACCTCCAAACATCATTTCCTTCCTCATCTTGAGCCTGAACCCATTTACCGCCCTTAGCTTTCACCATGACTGGGGCTCTCTGCATACACCGCTCCACGATTTCTTTGAGGTTGTTGAGAACATATTCGACATCCAGCTCCACCTTTTCTCCTATCTCTGTCGCCAGGCGTGCAATTTCTTCTTGAATGTTAACTTTTGACAACAGCCGAGAAGCAATCTGGCGTGCCGTCTTAGCGCTGTATCCTGCTCTAATAGCTGCCTTGGTAGCGTTCAGGTCTATCAAATACTCCTTCACAAACATCTGCTCCTTTGGAGTCAGAGGCTTTTGATCAGGGGTTGACTTGATCTTCGGTGTTTTAGTCTTCTTTTTCATTCTTTAAAAGATAGTGAGACACCATTCTGGCATTCCATTATTTTCCTCTTTTTATTCCAAAGCCTGAATTTGATTTTTTTCATAATATATAACCTATCATAATATATAACCTAAAAGAACTCCTCCTAAAATGCCAGATCCGAGCCATTCGCCGGAGAAACTTCCAAAAAAGTATGAACCAAAAATTACTAAAATTACTAGTAGTACTCTCATGATGAATTTATAAGTGATCAAATAATACTCCTATTCCGATGAAAAAATAATTTTATGAATTATAGATCCGAACCGCTTTAACAGTTTCTTGCTTGCCTCTTTAGATCTTCTATTTCTCGGTGGAGTTCGTCGAGGTAATCAACCACGGATTCTACCAGCAGCTCAAGGTCAGATTCATCATGGTGGCGGTTAAAAGAAGAGGTTTTAGCGAGGAGTTTCTTTTTGATGATTTCCGATGCCCCTCTTTCTTCCTTAAACGTCTCAGCTGCCTTTCGCGCCGCCTCCATAAGCTCCGGCGTCATGCGAAATGGTTTCCCATGCGGCAGACCTTCGCAGTGTTTGCAGAGGTGATCAGCGTCGTTGGCGCACTCCTCTTCTGCTTCATTGTCGCATTTTGAACAAATCAAATACGGCCGCTCTTCGAAGTGCATATTTGTGATGATTCTGGCTTTGCAGCATTTGGAGATCATGGGTATAAAATTACGATTTTACTTTCATTGGATTGATTCCGTGATCTAGTGGAGAACATGTTTCACAAGGGCATCGTTTTTCCATCAATTCCAAAAGAAATTCGGCCAATTTCTCAGGGCAGACAACATTGGTTTTTTCATACCCGCGACTCCCATCAGTATTAGAAAATAAATTCGGCTCCCTCATTTCTTTTGAGAGACGCCCGGAGAGCATCTGAATTTTTTCTTCTTTTGTGAACTTCATTTGGAGGGGGTAAGGGACACTCTGATTTCTTTTTTGAAGACTTTGAAAACTTTTTCCAGAAATTTCAGGGACGGGAGCTGTTCGCCATTTTCAAGTCGAGCGATTGAGGGCTGACGTGTTTTCAGTTTTTTTGCCAACTGCCCCTGAGTCATTCCTGCCTTCATTCGTTCTTTCAAAACAAGCAAGCCAATCTCAAGCGCAAGATCATACCGCCCCATCTCTGCTCGGAATGATGGGTTTTTCATGGATTCTTTTTTGTAGTCTTTGAAATTCATCTTTCAGGGGTTATTGATTGAGGGAAAGGATGCAGTAGTTTGGCTGAAGTGAGTAGTGGTCTGAGAGAATGAAGCCGACCTTTCTGACGACCTCACGCCCAGTGTATCCGGCAAGTTTGCTGTCCCATTCCTTCAGAACGAGGATGTCACCAGTGCCATAATTTCGATCATTCAACCGAACTTCAAAGGTTTTGAGTCCCAGTCTCACCATATCGAAGTACTTTATTTCGAGCTTCAGTTCGTGTGTTTTGGGTTTATTTCTCATCTTTTTCGTTTAGAAGGTATTGGGAGAGGAAACGGTGTACTTCTAGTTGCTGTTCAAATGGCTGTAAGTCCTCCCAGTTCGTATCGACTCCCCAGAGAGCTTCGTTAAAGGCGTAGACCTCTTCTTCTGAGGGGAAGAATTTCCCACTCTCCTTTTCTCGTCGTTCTCGCTCCCTCCTCAACGCCACACGGCAGTGCTCTAGGGAAATAGGGAACCATATCCAACCATTTCGACAATAAACACAATGAAATTTTTTGATGCACTCTTCTTTTGGTAGACCGCTTTCGCATCCATCTTTTAAAAGCTCCGGTACAAGTCTCCTGATCTCAGCGGTTAATTGGTTTTGCATGGTCATGTGGTGCAGGTTTTAAGAAATTGAACAAAGTACGGAAGACGATAAAGAAGAGTCAGCACAATACTCAGTAGTGCAAGAGTTTGTAGAAGCTGGAAAAAAGCTGCTAGTGGTTCAGCCCATCGGCTATCGGATTTAGCTGTGCTTGCCTCTCTAATGAGAGCATTCAAAAAAATGTCTATCATTTCCTTGTTAGTGTATTCCGTTTTCTCCTTCGCTTCTTCCATGGGGGGTGATTATTTAAATTGAGATAAGACCTCTTTGACGTGTTTCTCGCAAATCTTAGGACAAAACGCCACAAGGCAATCAGGGTCATCTATTTTCTTCTCAATCTCTCCCACCAAAGCAGCGGAAAAGTCGGTGACAATATCTTCCACGGAAATTCCATCATGAGTCCTATAGGCGTCTGGGTAGTTTTCCTCTACCCATTTTTTTACAAATTCGTTCATGTTGTGGGGGGTGAGGGGGCTATATTTTTTGCACGTCTTTTGCATACCATTCCATTTTATTGATATGAGCCTGTATTACGCCGTCTTTCCGATTGAGCCTTTTGCCATATCGAAACTTCAAGCAACCATCTGGCAAAATCCTAGTCACGGTTGCTATAACGTCATGAATTGCTCCCGTCTGATCTTCCCAAGCCTGTTCGATCATTACTCGGTCGCCGACTTTTATTGTTGTATCTTCCATACGATATTTTTAAAATAATAATTAAAGTGTTTTAAGCCTCTTCAGGACGACTAAGGGCATATTCAAGCTCTTTTATTTCTTGTTTCTTCACAGCAATAGAACAGGTCGAGAACGAGCTGCTGGGCCTTTGCCTGTGTTTTTATTTCCGATCTGGGATCGAGTGTTTTTGACATGATGAAATAAGGTTATGAATTGATAGATAAAAGAGACGTAGAAGGCTTAAATTTCTTTTGCCATGGGCGCTTGGCATCTGTGACTTCCTTCCATGCAGTAGCTAGGGTAATCTTTGGAGCTGGCGTTTTGGTCTCCCTTTTTACGAGCTTCACGACCTCAGCTTTCGATCTACATTTCATCATTCTGACAAGCAGTGATCTCTTCTGCTTTTTGTCCAAATGGGAAAAAATGCCGTTCTTTTTGATGACAGAAACCCCCTTCTCACTCTGCATGACTTTTTCTTTTTTCATCATTCGATGGAGCATATGATTG